CCGTGCTTTTAGTGCATCACCACAGCATTCCCTGCCGGGCCGCCGCGATTCATCTGGTCATACAAAACAACCGCTGACGCAACAAAATCATCGACATCCTTCACCAGCCGATCCCTCCGTTCGACGATCTCACGGTAATATTCAGAACTGTGGCTGCGCATACGGGCCACCAGCAAAGGCGGCATCGCCTTTTCGATCGCCGGTAACAGAGCCTGCATTTTTTCAACAGCATCAGGGGTGTCTTTATCCAGCCAACGGAAAATTTTCTGGGTATTACGGGCCAGGGCTTCCGGATGGCTGTCGTCATACAGTTCCGGGAACGTCATTCCCAGCTCGAAATACGCTTTGGTAATTTTCGCAGCCGGCACTTTTTCGCCGTCCGGATGCGCCCAGACATTCATCGCCATGCGGATGTGTTCATGCTTGATTTTCATGAATCAAGCTCCTAGAAAGTGGTTGTGTTAACGTTTTGGTATCTTCCAGCTCGGGCCAAATATTCATCCAATCAAAAGGCCTTAGTTGCTGACGTGTAACTTCACCATTACTGGCTCGCTCAATAAGGACACATAACGATGCCCCTAACACTTGACCTTTACTCAATGCCTTTCTTAGATAACCGATGCTGGTACCACACTCGCATGCAAACATACGCTGTTCATCTGACGAAAGAGAATTGAGAAATATTCTTAATTCTTCCATAGCTACTCCTTAGTAAACACAGCAAAGAATACCCACAGGTAAACAAAAGTCAATACCCACAGGTTGTTTACCTTGCGGTAATCGCATCTATTATTTACCTATGGACAAATATGAATTTAGACGACAGCAACTCATCAAAATTCGTGATGAGAAATGCGATGGTAAAGCGGTTAACGTGGCCAGAAAGATCGGGCGCGAGCCTTCTTATGTATCAAGAATGTTGTACCCAGAGGGGAAAAAGGGAAAAAAACGGATCGCTGATGATATGGTGGAGATTATCGAAGAGTCCTTTGGGTTACCCCGGGGATGGATGGATGGTATCGTTTCATCATCAACGAACACAGCCTCCAGTTATGAAACAAGGGTTCTAACGCCACGACAACGTATTTTTTTAGATCTCTTAGACGAACTGCCAGAAAGTGAAGCGGATAAATTATTAAAAACTCTTGAAGAGAAAAAACAGTATTACAATATGATCTACGAAGAAATCCGTAAAAAGAAAGCACAAAACGCATCATAGCTCACCAAACAACTAGTCACCAGTTAAGACACCGCAAAAATTTACCCATGGGTATTTACTTTTTAAATACCTATGGGTATCCTTCTTTTCATACCAACCCACCCCGCCCCACAGAATGCAGGGCAATACTTCGAGTTACCAGGCAGTGGTCAGGGGTTAAGTAGCCAGCCCGAGGCGTAAGAACATGACGGCAGGGTTCAACTTTAATAACTATGCAGCAGGTTTTTGTTCCGCTACCCCGGCGTTAAGGGGAAATGAGGTCAACATGGATATGCTCAATCTTGGCAACAACGAATCTCTGGTATGTGGCGTGTTCCCCAACCAGGACGGCACGTTTACCGCGATGACGTATACCAGAAGCAAAACGTTTAAAACTGAAGCTGGCGCGCGTCGCTGGTTAACCAGAAACACTGACTGATGAGGTTGACGATGGAATTTAAAGATTTACCAGTACCATTCCAGGAAATGGCATCGAATGTGGTTCGCTCTCAACTGGCGACTCTTGACCTGAGTACCGTAGAAAAAGAAACCATCGATACTATATCCGGTAACGTGCGTCGTGCCTTTATAGGTCTGTATGAAGAGAAGCGCCTATTCGGCGGACAGAATTCGCCTGAAAACAAGAATCAAGCAAATGATGAGAAGCTGAAACACATTATCGCCTTACTTTTGGAAGACGCAAAACGTCTACAGCAACTGGAACCAAATGCAGGCACAGAGGCCCGCATTTGGATTGCCATGAAATCACTCAAATGTGAAAGCAGTGATTATTTCAAAACAACAATTAAAACTACTCAACTTTCGGGAGAGCTACTGAAGAAATTGCCATAAGAGCATGGTCTTTCTCTTGTTCTGCAAGATGAGCATTAATACCTGGTATGGTTTTTTCAAATTTATCTATCTGTTGAATAACAACTTCGCGGTATACGTTTGTTTTTGTACCACCAAGCGCAGCCGTTAATGCAGAAAGCATATTTAGTATCATATCAGTGCGATATGAAAGAATCCTGATAGCTTCATCTTGTTTTTCAATAATAGATTGCAGGGCCTCAATTTGCTTTTTATCCATTTCACCCTCCTGAGGGTTGGTAATTAAGGAGTTCTCCACGGGTCAGGTGGAGTGCGTGCGCCGGACACGGGTGAACATCCGGCACTGACAGTTTACTGAAAGGATATGTCCCTGAAAAGTCAGGGCATAACGCGAAAGCGCACGGCGAAATTGGTCTCTCTGTACGGTGTCGTTAAATTTAGTTCGACCGTGCGCTTCCGGTTGTGGCAATCCGCGAAATGGTGCGGCGGTAAGTATGGCGGGGTTATTCCTTCCCCCGTTGAGGACACCGGGTTGTCAGGTTGACCATACGCTTAAGTGACAACCCCGCTGCAACGCCCTCTGTTATCAATTTTCTGGTGACGTTTGGCGGTATCAGTTTTACTCCGTGACTGCTCTGCCGCCCTTTTTAAAGTGAATTTTGTGATGTGGTGAATGCGGCTGAGCGCACGCGGAACAGTTAAAACCAAAAACAGTGTTATGGGTGGATTCTCTGTATCCGGCGTTAATTGTTAACTGGTTAACGTCACCTGGAGGCACCAGGCACCGCATCACAAAATTCATTGTTGAGGACGCGATAATGGAAACGTTATTACCAAACGTTAATACGTCTGAAGGTTGTTTTGAAATTGGTGTCACTATCAGTAACCCAGTATTTACTGAAGATGCCATTAACAAGAGAAAACACGAACGGGAGCTATTAAATAAAATATGCATTCTTTCAATGCTGGCCCGTTTACGTCCGATACAAAAAGGATGCTGGCAATGAATACAGCATTTGCACTTGTTCTGACAGTTTTTCTTGTTTCCGGAGAGCCAGTTGATATTGCAGTCAGTGTTCACAGGACAATGCAGGAGTGTGTGACTGCAGCAACCGAACAGAAAATTCCCGGTAACTGTTACCCGGTCGATAAAGTTATTCACCAGGATAATAACGAAATCCCGGCAGGTCTTTAAAACAGTTCCGTAATAAATATCCGGTTTCATTCTTATATGCCAGCAATGGCAGGGATTTGTTCACCCTTAAATCTGTAATGAGGTAAAACAAAATGAGTAAAGTCTTTATTTGCGCCGCCATTCCGGACGAACAGGCAATAAAGGAAGAAGGTGCCGTCGCTGTAGCCACTGCCATTGAAGCCGGTGATGAACGTCGCGCCCGCGCAAAATTTCACTGGCAATTCCTGGAACATTATCCGGCTGCTCAGGACTGCGCTTATAAATTTCTTGTTTGCGAGGATAAACCCGGTATACCCCGCCCTGCCCTCGATTCCTGGGATGCTGAATATATGCAGGAAAACCGCTGGGATGAGGCGTCTGCTTCCTTTGTCCCGGTCGAGACTGAATCCGATCCGATGAACGTCACTTTTGACAACCTAGCCCCTGAAGTACAGAACGCTGTCATGGTTAAGTTCGACACATGTGAAAACATCACTGTTGATATGGTGATTAGCGCACAGGAATTGTTGCAGGAAGACATGGCAACATTCGACGGCCATATCGTTGAAGCGTTGATGAAAATGCCAGAAGTTAACGCTATGTATCCGGAGCTTAAGCTGCATGCCATCGGGTGGGTTAAGCATAAATGTAAGCCTGGTGCCAAATGGCCCGAAATTCAGGCAGAGATGCGCATCTGGAAAAAACGTCGCGAAGGTGAACGCAAGGAAGCCGGAAAATACACGTCTGTTGTTGATCTCGCCCGCGCCAGAGCCAATCAACAGCACACTGAAAATTCAACAGGAAAAATCAACCCGGTCATTGCTGCCATTCATCGCGAATACAAGCAGACATGGAAAACACTGGATGACGAACTGGCCTACGCTCTCTGGCCTGGTGATGTGGATGCCGGAAACATTGACGGCAGCATCCATCGCTGGGCAAAAAATGAAGTTATCGACAACGACCGCGAAGACTGGAAGCGTATCTCGGCATCAATGCGCAAACAGCCTGATGCCCTTCGCTACGACCGCCAGACTATTTTTGGCCTTGTCCGTGAACGTCCGATCGACATTCACAAAGACCCTGTGGCACTGAACAAATACATTACTGAATACCTGACTACAAAGGGCGTGTTTGAAGATGAAGGAACAAATCAGAGCGCAACTGATACTCTCTCGTCGCCAGTACCAGAAACTGATGCAGTGGAAACGGCAATTCCGGGCAACGAAAAAACCGAATGCAAAGTGGAAGTCGAACCATCTGTAGAACGTGAGGGGCCGTTCTACTTCCTCTTCACCGACAAGGATGGCGAAAAATACGGTCGCGCAAATAAACTTTCTGGTCTGGATAAGGCGCTGTCTGCTGGGGCTACTGAAATCACGAAAGAAGAATATTTCGCCCGCAAAAACGGTACATACTCAGGTTCACAACAAAATACTGGTGCATCTGACACGACCGCACAACCAGGGTCAGTAAAAGTTACCGCTGACGAAGTAAACAAAATTATGCAGGCAGCCAATATCAGCCAGCCTGACGCCGATGAACTGCTTGCAGTATCACGTGGTGAATTTGTTGAAGGGATTAGCGACCCGAATGATCCGAAATGGATTAAGGGGATCCAGACCCGCGATTCTGTGAACCAGAACCAGCAAGAAACGGAACAGAACGACCAGAAAGCGGAACAAAACAGCCCAAATGCGTTACAAAACGAGCCAGAAACGAAACAGCCTGAATCAGTGGCGCAACAGGAAGTGGAAAAAGTCTGCACCGCCTGCGGTCAGAGCGGTGGCGGCAACTGCCCTGATTGTGGTGCGGTGATGGGTGACGCAACATACCAGGAAATATTCGATGAGAGATCAGCCTGAAGTTCAGGAAGATGATCCGGAGGAAATGGAAGGCACTGCGCATCAGCACAAGGAGAACACTGGCGGCAATCAGCATCATGCCAGCGATAGTGAAACTGGCGAGGCGTCAGATCCCTTAATTAAGGCAAACGGTCATCACGTTCTCACATCCACCAGCAGGACGTGTGACCATCTAATGATCGACCTTGAAACCATGGGAAAAAATCCTGATGCCCCGATTATCTCAATAGGTGCAATATTTTTCGATCCGCAAACCGGAGATATGGGACCGGAATTTAGTAAGACTATCGATCTGGAAACTGCTGGCGGAGTCATTGATCGTGACGTCATTAAAAGGTGGCTGAAGCAATCACGTGAAGCGCAGTCTGCCATTATGACCGATGAAATCCCGTTAGATGATGCACTGTTACAATTGCGGGAATTTATCGACGAAAACTCCGGTGAATTTTTTGTTCAGGTCTGGGGAAATGGAGCCAACTTCGACAACACGATTTTGCGCCGTTCATACGAACGGCAGGGGATCCCCTGCCCGTGGCGTTACTACAACGATCGCGATGTACGCACAATCG